GATTTAGAGTATTAATGAGGAGCTTGTACGACTTCATCATCAAACCTCTTGGTGATAGATATGAAAACGAGATAAAGATTGGTGACAAAACTTTAGTTTTAAATACTAAAATAGAAAGTTTTAAATCCGTTAACAACTTAGCTGTTGTAGTGGAGACACCAAAAGCATTTAAAACAAGTATACAGAAAGGAGATATAGTATTAATACACCACAATGTTTTTAGAGTATTCTACGATATGAAAGGTGTGAAAAAGAATAGTAGATCATATTTTAAAGATGATTTATATTTTTGCGCTATAGATCAAATATATTTGTATAAAAACACAGGGGATTGGAAATCATTTGGAGACAGATGTTTTGTAATGCCTTTAAAGAATGAAGACATTCTAACGAACGATAAAGAGCAAAAGCTTATTGGTATACTAAAGTATGGTAATAAGTCCTTAAAGGCACTTGAAATCAACCCAGGAGATGTTGTAGGATTTACTCCTAACAGTGAATGGGATTTTATCGTTGATGAGCAGAGGGTTTTCTGTATGAAATCTAATGATATTGTAATCAAATATGAACACCAAGGAAACCAAGTTGAGTATAATCCAAGCTGGGCACATCGCGATAGCGGAATTAGTTAAAGTAGCTAAAGAACTTATTGTAGATTCAGATGATGATTTAACAGCAGACAAACTTAAAAATGCCGCTGCTACTAAAAAATTAGCAATATTTGATGCTTTTGAAATACTTAAACGTATAGATGAAGAAGACAATATTCTTAACGAGAAACCTAAAGAAGCTAAAGAAGAAAAAGCTTTTAAAGGATTCGCTGAAGGTAGATCTAAATAATGTACGAACAGTCATTATATAAAATTTTACCTAACCACGTTAAATCCAAGGTCTTAAACAGAAACAACAAATTTAAGAAATGGAAATACGGTTATGATGAAGATCATGAAATGGTGGTTATTAGTAAGACTGGCGAAATTGGAGAGATTTACGAAATACAAAATCTAGTAATAGCTTTGCCAAAAGCTACTGACGTAGTTAAAAACGAAGGTAATAAATGGAAAGCCGCTGAGTACCCTAAAGAATTAAAAAATATTAAAACTGTTTTTGATTGGAAGAATTACTCTGAACAATTTAAAGAAGAATGGTATGACTATATTGAAGAAGAATTTCAAAGGCGTGAAAAAGGTTATTGGTTTTTTAACAAAGACAAGCCTACTTATATTACTGGTACTCAGTACATGTACTTGCAATGGTCCAAGATTGATATTGGGAAGCCGGACTTTAGAGAGTCCAATAGATTATTCTATATATTCTGGGAAGCTTGCAAAGCAGACAGAAGATGTTATGGTATGTCATATCTCAAGAATAGGCGTTCAGGATTTTCATTCATGGCGTCTGGGGAGGCTGTTAACATGGCAACCATATCAAGCGATTCACGGTTTGGGATTTTGTCCAAATCTGGAGCCGATGCGAAGAAAATGTTCACAGATAAAGTTGTACCCATTAGTGTTAACTACCCGTTTTTCTTCAAACCAATACAAGACGGTATGGACAGGCCAAAGACAGAACTCGCATATCGTGTACCCGCATCCAAACTTACACGTAGGGGACTCGATTCGAAAACCCAGATCGAGACGCTCACAGGTCTCGACACGACGATCGACTGGAAGAATACCGGTGACAACGCGTATGACGGGGAGAAACTCAAACTACTCGTCCACGACGAATCAGGGAAATGGGAGAGGCCGAACAACATCCTCAACAACTGGAGAGTTACAAAAACAACGTTAAGATTAGGTTCTAGAATTATTGGAAAGTGTATGATGGGATCAACATCAAATGCTTTAGATAAAGGAGGAGAGAACTTTAAAAAATTATACCATGGATCAGACGTTACAAAGAGAAACCGCAACGGGCAGACTAGCTCAGGACTCTATTCTTTGTTCATACCTATGGAATGGAACTACGAAGGATACATTGATTCTTATGGGTTTCCTGTATTCGATACACCCAAAAAAGAAGTTTTAGATACATTCGGAGATAAGATAACTCTAGGTGTTGTAGAGTTTTGGAAAAATGAAGTAGAAGGATTAAAAGATGACCAAGACGGGTTGAATGAATTTTATAGACAATTTCCAAGAACTGAAGAGCATGCATTCAGAGACGAAGCAAAAGAGTCTTTATTTAACCTGACGAAAATATACGAGCAAATAGATTACAACGCTGACCTTAAGAATACATCGGTAGTTACTACTGGCACTTTCCAATGGCATGATGGTAAACTAGATTCAAGAGTTATATTTATACCAAATAAAGACGGTAGGTTTAAAATATCTTGGGTTCCACCTGTTAATCTACAAAACCGTGTGATAGTAAAGAATGGAATCAAGTATCCAGGTAATGAACACTGTGGGGCATTTGGCTGTGACAGTTATGATATATCAGGTACAGTTGACAAAAGAGGTTCTAACGGTGCTTTAGCTGGGTTAACTAAATTTAGTATGGAAGATGTTCCACCTAATCATTTTTTTTTAGAATATATAGCTAGACCTCAAACGGCTGAGATATTTTTTGAAGATGTGCTAATGGCTTGTGTGTTTTACGGCATGCCGATATTATGCGAAAACAATAAACCTAGATTACTTTATCATTTTAAAAGAAGAGGTTATAGAGGTTTTTCAATGAATAGGCCTGACAAGGTTTGGAATAAATTATCAGTAACAGAAAAAGAAATAGGAGGAATACCAAACTCTAGTGAGGATATAAAGCAAGCTCACGCGTCTGCTATAGAAACATACATAAATTCCCACGTTGGTAAAACGGAAGAAGGGTATGGTAGCATGTACTTTCAGAGAACATTAGAAGACTGGGCTAGGTTTAATATAAATAATAGGACTAGTCATGATGCTTCCATAAGTTCTGGGTTGGCTTTAATGGCTTGTAACAAGAATAGGTACACTCCGGTTTTTAAGCAAGTTAAAACAATTACACCATTAGGGTTTAAAAAATACGATAACAAAGGAGAGTTCTCAAAAATAATAAGATAAATGATTTATACAAATTCAAATAGCACTTTTCCAAGCCAGGTAGTTTCTGATGAAGAGAAACAAAGCTACGAATACGGTCACGCTGTAGGAAGAGCAATAGAGAACGAATGGTTTAGAGGAGATACAGGAGGAGCTTCTGGAGGTCGATTTGCTAGTAATTGGCAATACTTCCACAATTTAAGACTGTATGCTAGAGGAGAACAGTCAGTTAGAAAATATAAAGATGAGTTATCTATAAATGGTGATTTGTCTTATCTTAATTTAGATTGGAAGCCTATTGCTGTTTTATCTAAGTTTGTTGATATTGTTGTAAATGGTATGACTGATAAAGGTTATAAAATAAGATCTTACGCGTCAGATCCTTATGCTGTCAAGCAAAGAACAGACCACGCTACTGCTATAGCTGAAGATGCTTTTGCTGCAAATTTAATAGCTGAAACAAATGCAGAACTTGGTATTGATTTAAGAAGAACTACAATACCTTCAGAAGATTTACCTAAAGATAAAGAAGAGCTTGATCTTCATATGCAATTAAATTATAAGCAAGCTATAGAAATAGCTGAAGAAGAATTAATTGAAAATGTTTTTAGTTTTAACAAATACGAACAAACTAAAAAAAGACTAGCCTACGATTTAACAGTTCTAGGTATCGCTTGCAGTAAAACTGGCTTTAATTTAGCTAACGGGATTACTGTAGATTATGTAGACCCAGTGGATATTATATACTCTTATACAGAAGACCCTAATTTTGAGGACATATATTATGTAGGTGAAGTTAAAAGTATAAGTTTACAAGAGTTAAAGAAAGAATTTCCTGATTTAACTGACAGTGAATTAGAAAAAATACAAAAATACCCTGGAGATATAAATTACACTAGAACGCCTAGAGGTCAAGATAATGATACTAGTAATGTTCAAGTTCTTTATTTTGAATATAAAACGTACTCAGATCAAGTTTGGAAGATTAAGCAGACAGATCAAGGTTTAGAAAAGTCTCTTCAAAAACCAGATACTTATAATCCGCCAGAAAACGACAACTTTAATACAGTAAGTAGATCAATAGAGGTTTTATACAGCGGGGCTAAGATACTGGGACACGATCAAATGCTTAAATGGGAAATGGCTGAAAACATGACAAGGCCATACAGTGACCAAACAAAGGTTGCTATGAATTATAGTATATCTGCGCCTAGAATGTATCAGGGTCGTATAGAATCTATAGTTAGTAAAACTATAAGTTTTGCAGACATGATTCAAATAACACACCTGAAGATACAACAAGTACTACAGAAGTTAGTCCCTGATGGTGTATTTGTGGATGTAGATGGTTTAGCTGAAGTTGACCTAGGAAATGGCACAAATTATAATGCTCAAGAAGCTTTAAACATGTACTTCCAAACTGGTAGTATAGTTGGTAGATCCTTAACTCAAGATGGTGATCCAAATAGAGCTAAGATACCAATTCAAGAATTACAAAGTTCTTCCGGTATAAATAAAATACAAGCGCTTATAACTACTTACCAGTATTATCTTCAAATGATTAGAGATGTAACTGGTTTAAATGAAGCTAGGGATGGTAGCCAGCCGGCGAAAGACTCTTTAGTTGGTTTACAAAAATTAGCTGCAGCTGCGTCAAACACTGCAACTAAACATATTTTGCAATCGTTAATGTATTTAACCGTTAAATCTGCTGAGAATATTAGCTTAAGAGCTGCGGATATGATAGCTTTTCCTTTAACTAAAAATGCTTTAATGAATTCTATAAGCTCTTTTAATGTAGATACTTTAGAACAAATCGAATCATTGAACATGCATGAGTTTGGTATATTTTTAGATTTAGAACCGGACGAAGAAGATAAACAAGCGTTAGAACAAAACATACAGATAGCTTTACAAAATGGGGGTATTGATTTAGAAGACGCTATAGACATTAGAGAAATATCTAATTTTAAATTAGCTAATCAAATGCTTAAAGTTAAAAGAAAAGCAAAAGCAGAAGCAGCTAGGAAATTTCAGCAAGAAAACATACAAGCCCAAGCGCAAGCAAATGCTCAAGCAGCTGAGCAAGCGGCTATGTCTGAAGTTCAAAAACACCAAGCTTTAACAGAAAGTAATTTGCAGCTTGAACAAGGAAAGTCACAATTTGTTATACAGAGACTTCAAATGGAAACTGATCTTAAAAAACAATTAATGGCTGAAGAGTTTAACTACAGCATGCAATTAGCTCAAATAAAAGCTAACGCTGAGGGGTCTAAAGAAAAAGAAATAGAAGACAGAAAAGACGAAAGAACTAAAATACAAGCAACTCAACAATCTGAGTTAATATCGCAAAGACAAAATGATTCATTACCAACAAATTTTGAGTCATCCGGAAATGATACCCTTGGAGGTTTCGGACTAGATAATTTCTAGCACTATCAAAATTAACTATTTAATTATATTATATCATGGAAGAAGCAACTAAACAGGAAGGTGAGTTTTCTTTAAAAGGAAAAGGCACTAAACCTAAACAGTTAAATCAAGAAGCTCCGGCTGTAACAAAGGTTAGTATTAAAGAACCTGTGTTAGAAAACAAAGAAGAAATTACTAAAGTAGTAATCCCTAATGACACATTAAAACCTGAAGAAAATGCCATTCAAGAGCAAGAAACAGAGAGCCCTGTGTTACTCACAGAACAACCCAAAGTGGGATTGCAAGAAGTGGGACAAGGAGACGAAGGGTCCACTGAAGATGTTACTACCAAGTTCACGCCTTTACAAGAAGTAACTGACGAAGAAATAAAACAAGTAACTAAAGAAGCGCAAGAAGCCGTAAGAGATGAAAAAATCTTAGGTAGAAAACTACCAGAAAATGTTGAAAAGCTGGTTAGCTTTATGGAAGACACTGGGGGAACAGTTGAAGATTACGTTAGACTAAACGCTGATTATTCAAATATTGATGAAACTGTTTTATTAAAAGAATATTACAAAAAAACAAAGCCTTATTTAGAGTCTGAAGATTTAGATTTAATCTTAGAAGATTATGAATATGATGAAGATCTAGATGAGGATAGAGATATACGCAAAAAGAAGATTGCGTTTAAAGAAGAAGTTGCAAAAGCTAAAAACTTTTTAGAAAGCACAAAGAGTAAATATTACGACGAGATCAAGTTGAGACCGGGCGTTACTCAAGAGCAG